ATGTTTAGGTACTTAAAAAAGCCAATCAAGATAAAGAATAATAAAGTAGTCGTCAAACTCAATCTTATCATTCTAACTCTTGAATGGCACTTCGAATTGGATAGTGAGTAATCACTATCCACCCCTTCGGGGGTGTACTTAAATATTATCAAAAAATGCTATGAAAGTAAAATACAAAGTAAACAAACATGATTTTGACTGGAAAGCCTTCTTGGTGTGGTCATTGCTTATTGCATTGCTACTCTGGTTGGTTTTCAAATAGGGAGTATCTATGATCCAAGTATTATCCAAGGAAGAAATGATGAACTTCTTCCAGACACATTCACGCTATCAAATTGCACAAGCTACGGGCATATCAGAGCAAACTTTGGCAAATTACGTCAAGGGTCGGACTGACATTGGCGGCATGTCTTTTGATAAAGTGATAAAGATTACTGCGTACTATAAAAGTTTGAACAAATAAATTCCATCACAACAGACATTTTCAAAAATGTCCATCATAATAGAAAATAGCCCCCAGCAAACGCTGAGGGCTTTGTTTGTGTATTAGACTGGTTTCTTTTCCAGCTTGTAAGTTTCACCATTGATGATGACTTCAATGCCATCAATCGTGATGTCAATGTGATCTTTGCTACCGACATCTGTGACGGTAGCAGTATCATATTTGGACAGTGTCCCATTTTCCGACTCGATGGCTTTCAATCGGCTTGACGCTCCGACAATATAGCTGTCAAATCCGCTAGCAGCATAATCATAGACTGCACCACCAACTTTAAACATGCCCTTGACAGCCTCACTGAAAGTCTTAGCACCGCTGACCTTATAAGAGCCACCAGCCCTCAAAAGATAGAACCAGTCTGTCAGGAAGTCATCAACGTTGGCATAGTGCATATAGTGACCACCTTCATTTGATGGACGGGCAGTTCCTTGTGTGACTGTAACACCGCTTGGACGGTTGCCTTGACCTGTCCAGGTCATGCCACCCCAGTTGTTGTCTGCCTTGCCTACGGCTGAAGTACCCCAAAGACCTTCGTAGTGCAAAATGGTCAGAGCATAGCTTGGAAGGATGTCATGCTTTTTACAGTTGGCCAGAATCTTATCCAGAACCGCTTTTTTTAAGATAGCCCCATTGAAAGAGAGGTCACCCTCTTCTTTGTTTACTGTGGCATTTCCAGTTGGCTCAGTTTGGCTTGTTTTGGTTTTCGTGACCTGTTTTACCTCTGAACTCTTAGACGGCTCAGAGGGCTGTTTTTTGAGCAATTCGGTGACACGTTTTTGCACAGCTGGATAGTCAGCACCTAGCGACTGCTTGCGAGCCTCACCGTTGCCATGCTTACCAGCAATTACCTCTTGAGCCAGTTGGTCAACAGTCTTTTTAGGTGCCGTAGCCTTGCCATTGATGACTGCCATGACAGCTTCATATTGATTACCAAGAGCTGCTTTCCGCTGATCTCCGTTTCCGTATTTTCCAGCCAAAGTTTCCTGCACCAAGGTTTCAAGGCTTTTTCCTGCTGTACTGGTTTGATTGGCCAAGCGGTACACGTAGCAATACATCCAACCACTAGCAGCAGCCGTTTGGTTGTAGTTATCAACCGTAATGCTATTGCGAGCGTAGTTGCAGTGGATAATGTTGTCAGGGTCAATAAAGATACCAGTATGACCACCAGCACCAGCAGACTGACCACGGCGACCCCAGATGAAGATATCCCCACGCTTGGCATCCCAGTCAGTATTTTCAGCAATTAGTTTATATCCGTTTTTGAGGAGCCAATCATGCTCATACTCGGTATTGACTGCCCAACCAGCTGAGATAGCTCCAGCGGACATCAAAGCGTAATAAACAGAGCTAGAGCAGTCAAAAGAGTTCGGACCATTTCGGTAGTCCATTGAATAGGTCACACGACCCTTGCGATCACTCATCCAACGTATAGCAGTTTCAATATTCGCTCCCATAGTTACTCCTTCCAGGCATTGTTCATTTGTTTAACGGCAGACTCTACAAAGACGGTCAAATCTTCATCAGTCATGTGGATGTTGTATTTGGTTAGTTCATTTAAAATAGCTTTTTTAGCTTCAGCAAGTTTGTCTTTGCCCTTAAAGCCAGTTTCTGTAGAAACCTGTTCGACCGCATTGACTGCATTATAAGCCAAAATTTCAACGATTTTGATAGCCTTCTCGCCACCCTTCGCCACAATATAGCTCTTGATAGCACTAATAAGCGTACCTCCCAAAATTGTCAAAATTCCGAGGGCAGCACTGATAATGATTTCTGAAATGTTTGTCATGGTTATTCTCCTCTTTCAAAATTGTCCATGCGATCGTTCATTCGGACCAACTCTTTTTGCACATCTACCAAAGTGTCCGAAATTCTACCAAATTGTGTGTTAGTTGCATCTAAGTGAGCCAACAATCGCTCTTCCCTCATTTTAGAGTCAGCTTTGGATTGGTCGTAAAATTCCATTAGTTTAGCTTCACGTCTGTTGGATGTCTTAATCAGATAACTAACAACAAGGAAAAATAAGATAATAAACAAAATAGCCCAAGCCACTTGGCTTTGAGCTATTCGTTCTGCGTGTTCAATAGGCAATAGAATTCCTCCTATTCTTTTGGCAATGTTGGATCTGTCCAGTCTGGGTTGCCGTTTTCGTCAAACTGCATAATATAGAACTCCTCATTGAAGAGATCAGCAACGTTGATTGTTGTTGTAGTCCCGCCCCATTGGTTAAAGGCCCATACAGTTTCAACTTCCACAAATTGACGACGGCCATTGACAATACCTGGTCGACGTTGGACATCACGGTACATATAAAAATCATTTGTCGCATTCTTGCAGCGAATAAATTCCCCATTGTCCTTCATGTACTGCAATGCAGTAGCGAGGTCAAATGGTTCTGTAATTGTAGAAAGGTCAAGTAATGTGTTGTTAGTAGTTTCAGTCATGATTATTCTCCTTCAATGATTTCTGGTTTGGTTTGTTCGTCGAGTAGAGTTTCCAGTTCAGAAACTCGCTCTTGCAATTGATTGTTTTGTTGAGACAAGACCTGTTTATCTTGTTCAGCAGCTGTCAACTGGACAGCTAGCAGATTCTTAGTCGTTGACTCTTCTGCTAGCTTGCTTGTTAATTCATCAATCGTCAAGCGTAGAGCTTGGATGAGTTGTTGTTCTTGAGTCATAGTATTCCTTTCTAGTTTAGAATCCATTAGGGTAGTAAGTATAAGAATCAGCATTTGGACCTTTTGAGAAGTTTCCGTTGAAAGCATTGAGGATGTCACGTAATGATGAATAGGTTCCATTTCCTTTCATAATCCACACATCTCCAACCTCAATTCGACTGTTCCGCTCTGCTGCTCTATTGTGAGGTGCAATTCTTAGACCAGAATCAAGAGTTTTCACATCCCAACCATCAGGATTATCAAAAGCAGAGCTTGCCAATCTGATTTCATCTCCAACTAAGTCCAATGAATCTATATTTGCACCATTCCAAGCACGAATGCCGACAAATCCACCGTCATTTGACGATTCAGAATTCCAACGGTTGGATCCAATTACGGTCACTCCTGCATTCCCTTTGCCAGAAACCGTACCTGTTGCAAACTTAACAAACTGGGTAGGATAGCCAGTTAAAACACGCTTGAGTGCTGCTTGGTCTGTGTAGTACATAATTTGACCAGCATTTAGGTTGACTTGCATTGCTCCGTTTGTTGCCGTCAGGATTCCGCCTGAAATCTGACTAGCAGACATGGTCACTGCTTGAACCTGGGTGACGAAAGCTGACTTGGTAAAGAGTTGTTTTAGATAAGCGTCATTGGCCATGAACTTAGTAAAGAAAGCTTGGTCAACCTTTAACTTGTCTGCTGTGATTGCTTGAGAGTCAATAACGTTTGCATTTAATTTAGCAAAGGTACCATCTGCAACAAAGAGCGTTCCAAACTTACCATCAATCGCTTGAATTTCATCAGCCAAGGTCTTACCCTTCAAACGTATTTTAGCCGCTTCAAGCAAGAATGAAGCAGATGACAGGTTGGCTTGCGATAAGATATCGCCAGAGCTATTCAAGTTCTGTACAGACCATGACCCTGCAAGCGTGTTGACTTGAGTTGACACAGCTTGAACAGCCTGGTCTCCATCTTCTGGAGCTGGCGACCAATCGGAAAACATATCGCTCACTTCAAGTTGTGCATGTTCAATAGTGTGTACTCGTCCTCTATCCAATGCTCTATCAAATCTGATAAAAATTTGGCTAGCATCAAAACCTGACGGCATTGTACCAAATGTAAACTCATATTTTACTAGTCTAGTTGACCCAGCTGGGTATGTAATTGTTCCGATTTGATACCAAGGTGATTTTCTAAAATGTACTGGAAATGTTCTTGAAGTAGAATAAGCAACACTTGATTGATAATAAAGAGATAACCTAATTTTTTGGTTTTTATAAACATCATCATGCTTCCAAAAATCAGCCGATATGTTAATAGGGGTGTCCCATGTGCCTGTGTCTGTAACACCAGTCATATTTATTGTTGTTGCTTTTGAATCCAGTAAATAGTTTCTATTTCCTGACTTCAAGTTGTTGACCCTAGTGACAAGCCCTTGAGCAGTTTGAATTACCTGCGATAGAGAATTCCCTTGCTCACCAATTGTCCGTGTATGGCTATCAACAGTATCTTTGACCTCATTATATTTGAGCTCGGTCACAAAATCATCAAGACATGCTTCCCATTTTCTGGATGTCCTGCCTTCTACTAGCATAACCTCACCAAAAAACATTACAGCCATTTGACCATCGCTTGACCCATTGTTGTCAAATCTGATGTAAGCTTCATCGTTTTCTCCACTATTAAATGTTGCTGAAATATATTCTGCGTTAGTTGATGAAAACCGCCTTGCAGAAATAATCAAATTTGTTGAAGTGAAGTCTTGGCTTTCTCCTGTTTTTCTACCCAAAAACCAAACATCTGAACTTTTTACTCTACTAGCTGAGAAGCCAATAAAGCTCAGTGTATAGTCCGTGTTCCTCTTTACTAAAAATCTATTCGATCCAGATGTTACTTCATTTGCTGAAGCTGTCTCAAGTAAGAATAAGGTTTTTCGTGAGTTGAAATAAAAACCATGAGTAGCTACTTTTGAGCCTGGCCAAGGAACGGTAGGAAAAGCACCATTCCTGATGAGATTTCCTCCGCTAAAATCGGTTGGAATCAATGCCTTAGTTTCGGTTATTGATCTACTGAAACTATCTGTGGTTTCTCTAACGAGATTCTGCACTGTGGTAGACAAAGCATAAGGTTGCAATGCACTGTTGGTAATGTAGCCGCGACCAGTAATATTACTATCAACATCAGACTTGGTCTGATATCCTTTACTAGTTATCGCAGTATTTACTTGCGATGCAGTTTGATAGCCTTTACCTACAATAGCTGCATCTACCTGAGTGCTGGTCAACCGTTGTTCGATTAAACCAGCTTGGGTTCTAATTGTGGTTTCAGCACTTGTTAGTCGCTGGTCAACAGCGTTGAAATCACTCTGAGAGACTTTTGTAGCAACTGCATCAGATGTGACTTTCAATTCAGCTTTTGTAGTTCTAATTGAATCAGCATTAGCATTCGCTTTAGATAAAGCACTATCAGCGGTTGTTTTCACTCCGTCGACATAAGTCTTTTCCGCTTTAAGAGCAATAGCAGATTGGTTTTGACTAATGGAAGTCCCTTGGCTATCAACTGTCCGTTTTAGATTGTCAAAAGTTGTTTGAGAAACCTTGCTCGAAACATCATTGACCAGTTGCCTAATATTTGTTTCAGCAGTAGTCACTTTTCCTTGGGTCTCTGATAACCTCATTGACAATTGTTCTTGACCTTCAGCTGTCTGATTGATTATCGTCCTAACTGAGCTGATATCATTCACTAGATCTTCTGTAGCCTGCGTCCACAATTCAGTCAATTCAGATAGATAAAGAGTCATTTGCTCAATTTTGACATTTGTTGCAAGCGGGAATGTATTATTAAATCGAATAAATATATTGTCTGTAAAATACGTTTCTGATGCACTGCTTAAGTCAAACAGCAAGTCAAAATGTTGCTTCCTTGTTGTATTCCCTTTGAACGTAATTCCTCCGGGATGATACCATGGACTAGAGGAAAAATGAACATTTGTTGAAATATCTCTGGGCAATGCAGGATTGAAAGTAACATCAAAGCTTGCTCTAACCATGTTACGTTCAAACCGTCTTGAATTTTTCCAAAAATCTTCAACAATAAAAAATCGTACATCTTGAGTAGTGACAGAAGTAACTACATAATCATATAATTTAGAGTTCTTTATATAGTTGCGACTTCCTGCGTGTTGTGGTATCCTCGCCACCGTCTCACTAATCTCAGTTGTTATTCGATTCCCTAACTGTGTGATAGAACTTTCAGCTGTTGAGATACGCTGTTTCGCTTGGTCAAAATCGCTAGTTTTGACACGTTGAGAAATCTGGTCAGCTTGTACTTGTATCATAGCCTCAGCCGATGATACACGACCAGTCAGCGTATCAACAGTTGCCTTGGTGGCAAGCAACTTGATAACTTCCTTGGTTTGGCTCAAATCTGTAGATATATTAGATATCTGTCCAGATAATAAGCTTTTGGCAGTTTCAATCAGTCTAGTTGCTTCTGATATTGCTTGACTCTTAGCTGTTGCCAACTTTGTTTCCGTAGCCTGTCTTTCGACTGTGTCAAGCCGTGTTGCTTCAGCGATTGCCTCATTTTTATACTGAATAGCTTTTGACAGAGCATTAGCTGCATCTGCTTTTGCTTGATTGCCAATATTTTTGGCATCAGTAGCCAAAATGGTATTAGCTTGAGCCTTGGCTAAGATATCAGCTATCTGCTGACTCTGACTTTGTTCAGTTACCTGATACTCTTGTTCAAAAGTATCAAATTCCTGACTAATCTCAGTCTTTATCTGATCAGCATAGCGTTCAGCCTCTGCCTTTGACTGCTCGATACCATCATTGATTTCCTCGACACGCTTTTCAAATTCAGCATCAAAGGCTTGGTTGGCATTCCTGATAGCTCGTTCAATAGCAACTTCTTGAGCGTTTGCATTTACTCCCAAAATCACATCGGCAGCATTAGACACCCCGCTAGATGCTCCAGAGCCACCAACACCTGGTTTGTCATCAAACGTGATAGAGATGTACTCTTCTGTCAAAGCGTTGTATTCATAAGCGATAGCCTTCTTGTAGAGGTCTACATCGTGCTTCTTGCTCTTGATGTTGACTGTATCGCCCAGATGGATAACTTGACCATCAAGCTCATAAGCCTCAATCTCGATGGCATCGGATATCTTATCAATACCCTCGTTCTTAAACTTAGCTTCGGCCCATTTTCTCAGCTCATCCACTGTCTTAGCGTTATTATTCTCATAATCTTTTTCGTTGATGTATGGATAATTGCCGATAAGTGGACTATCAACTGTCACGGTGATGGTTGTTTCTTCCTCAGCACCGTCAGCCTTAAAAGTTGACTTAGCGTGTATCCTAGTGACCACGCTTTGAGAGTTCTTAGTCCGTTGATAAGACTTGAGATTCTTGTGGGTTGTGATGACCACTCCACGATCAGCCCCACGGCTACGCTTAATTGACATGGCAAAGTTATCACGAACAAGCTCGCCTTCCCACGTACCAACAATGCTGTGCTTGCCGTCCAGTAAGACTGAGTAAAGAGTCTCCGTCTCAGTCGTATTAAAGGTCCGACTGTCCATGATGTCGCTTGTAAACGAAAAAGTCCCAAGATCCGTCTTGGCATTTTGGACCATTTGAGAGAGAGCCATAGCACAGCCTTGACCAACAACACTCACAGGCCTAATTGACCGTTGCATGACATCGTCAGTAATATGGTAGGCAGTGATGTCCAGACTATCATCATTTTCTACAGGCTTTTTTATCCTAAAAAGCTGTGGACCGAGGACAGGGGTTGGAGCCTTTATCAGCATATCTTCCTTGATAAGCTGATAGATACCTGTGTCCGTGATAGGATAGCGGACAGTCAAAGTGAAATCACCGTTGGTTTCTTCTTTGACAATAGCAGAGCTCGCTTCATGCAATGGAATACCATTCCATTTTACTGTCTTGACATCCTTATCAAGTAAATAAAGCAACTATGCCCACCCCCAAACTGTCTCAAATTTCAATGACTGAATACCTGGTCCCAAAATCACACCAACATTCTGCCCCTTAGCTGTATCAATTGTGATAAAATCTCCTGACCACTTGATAAGCTTGCCAGTAACCGTCTTAAAGCTAGGATTGTCAGGATCATTGACCATCACAAGCGATTCTGAGAGCTTTTCAAGCTTAATGACTTGACTGCCAATCGTAAACGATGTCTCAGAAGCACTCTGACCAACAATGGTAATCTTCGGAAATGCCAAAGCTGACCCTTGCACCTTCAAAACCCCATTCCCAGTCAAAGCCTGGGTGTCTGTGGTCTTAAAGAACTTAGTAGGGTGACAAGTAAAAGTCGCCTTAGTCACATAAAGACCAGGTTTCTCTTGTTCAGCATCTGTGGCACTGACCTTGTAGCACCAAAGCTTTGTAGTCTTCACACGCTCACTTTCGAGCCAAAACTTCTCGCGGATAAATAAGCTCATGAACTTATTCAACTGCTCCTCCGTTGGCTTGACAAGATAGATTGTGTAGGATTTTTCGATCAACCCACGGTGCTTGTTGGTCTGCACAATCGCTCCACTGATACCCTCATGCTCCAGCAGGTTAGTCTTGCTGTCTCCCAACGTGACAGAAGGGGATTCATGCACAATCACTTTGAAAGGAAAAGACGATGTCTTCACACCGTCAATCACCAATTCGTTATGTCTAATCATGTTTACCCTCCTCTCAATTGTGTTTTACGTTGCAACTCATCGGCAATACGCTGAGCAACTTGATTGGCAATCTTCGTGATATCAGCTTCTTCACGGACAACATTACCTGTGATGTTGATATTGATGGTTGGTGTGCTACCTCCCATTGTCTGAGCGATGCCACGACCAATGGCTCCGAGCGTCTTATCATTAAGTGGTAAGATAGCTTCATTGCCAGCCTCACCACCAACCATGAGATTATTACCGTTCATGCCAAATGCCGTCGGCTTGGTCAAAATACCACCCTTGGCATACCATTCAATACCGATTTTCGGCACTCCACCTTTCAACCAATCCAAAGGGTTAGCTGAGCCAGAGATACTAAAATGTGGCAAAGGAATGTGTGGCCAACGAATTTGAAAGTTGAACAAGCCCTTGATAGCGTTGATAGCATTTGAGACAGCATCTCTCGCACCGTTGATTGCATTGGAAATACTGTTCTTGATGCCGTTCCAGATATTAGAAACTGTACTTGATATCCCGTTTAGGATGTTGCTGACGGTTCCTGATATACCTTGCCACGTTGACGAAATTACACTTGATATCGCGGATATGATTGAAGACACTATGGACTGCATGGCATTCCAAACAGTAGACATTGTGTTCTGGATTGTCGTCCAGACACCAGACCAATCGCCATTGATAGCTTGCATAACAGCTGTGATAATTCCTTGAACTACAGCAATTGCCGTTTGGACAACAGTAGTAATAACGTTCCAGACTGTTGAAATGATAGTCTGAATGTTAGTCCATGCAGCTTGAATGTACGGACCAAGATATTCCATTGCTGTTTGGATAACACTTGTGATGACATTGATCACAGTTCCAATGATTGCTGATATGCCTGTCCAGATTATTTCAGCTGTACTTTGGATAAGGGCTTGATTCTCGTTCCACCAGGCTACTAATCCTCCGAAGATTGACATGACAAAGTCTGTGACAGTTTGGATAGCTGTACTGATTGAAGTTTGAACTGTTGTCCATACCGTATTCACAATGTCCATGATCCAAGCATGATTGGTGTCCCACCAAGCTACCAATCCTCCGAATACCGTTTGAACAACTATATTGACTGCATTAACCACTATAGTGACTAATTCTGATAGCATGGTCCAAACACTACTAGCAGTTGTCAAAATGGTATCTTGATTGGTTGTCCACCACTCTGTCAGAATGCCCCAAACTGTCTGAACTATTGTACTGACGGTTTGAATGATTGTACCTATCACTGTGGAGATGGCATTCCAGATAGTGCTGGCTGTTTGATAAATGGTATCCTGGTTAGTAGTCCACCATTCTGTCAAAGCCCCCCAAACTGTCTGAATAACAGTGGTGATAGCTTGGATAGCATTGGAGATGAAATCTTGGATACTTGTCCAAATCTCTGTTACAGCATTCCTGAAACCTTCATTGTTTTGCCATAGCTCCTTGATTGCCACTACTAAGAGAACTATGCTAGCTATTACACCAGCAATAATCCCTATTAGTGGCATGATACCTACGGATAGTCCTGCTAAACCTCCCATAAGTAACTGGAATCCAGAAACTACGGCTAAAATAATTGGCAGTAGAGTACCTACGGCCACGACTAGCATTCCAATAATTACAACAATATTCTTAATTGTCGGGGATAAATTGGTGAACCAAGTTGCTACATTATTGACAATATCTGCCAATGACTGAAATACTGGGATGAGCATTTCAAGGATTGGCTGACCGATTGCCGCAAGAGCATTGGTGCCTGACTGTTTCAAGTTCCCCAAAACGTTCTCAAGGCCATCTGATTCCCTTGCAGCCTGACCAAGAGCGCCCGAAAGTGCATTCCCGTCTTCCACCATTTGAAGAAGCGTCAGCTGTTTCTGTGCTTCGGAAAGTTCATTGAAAGATTTCCCGTAGAGTTTGTTAGCGGCAGCATTACGAGTAGTCTCGGTAGCTGATATTCCCAAAGCAGCATCGTTCTCATAGTTACCCTTCAAGAAGGACTGAAGGTTTTCCGTCACTTCCTCAATGGACTTATCGTAGAAAGCGGCACCGTCAGCAGCTGCTCTTGTTGCTCGAGTAGTCAAATCAAGAGCGTCAGCAGTTTCCATTCCTGATGTCTTAGCAAAGGATGCCATTTGAGTGAATGAGCCTTGCAGTCGTTCAGGAACAATGTCCATCTCATCGCCGATAGCGTTTAGAGACTGTCTTGCCTGACTTTCCATATCGCCAAATACGGTACGAAATTGAGCATTGCTTGCCTGAACCTGAGCAGCTGCCTCCATAGCATCTGTGCCAACTTCAAGCAACTTATCTGAAACAGCGCTTAGTTTTTCACTGACATTTTGCAAGGCTTCCGCTCTTGCAATTTTTGTCATTCCCTCAAGTCCGTCCTGAGCACCGTTTGCAGCCGACTTAGTTTCATTCATCTCATCATTTAGATTATTGAGAGCTGTCTTAGCCTGGTTTAACTCAGCTTCCATCTTGTTAGCTTCAGTTGAGTTTTCACCATACTCTTTTTTGGTCAAGGACAGTTGTTTCTCAAGGTTCGAGATTTGTTTTTCCACAATCTCGGATTGAGCAGCAATCTTCTTCTGAGCCAGGGCGACTTTTTCAGATTCAGAAGCGTTCTGACCGAGCTCACTCTCTTGTAGTTTGAAAGCACTAGTCACTTTGTCCATTTCGGATGCTAACTGGCTCTGCTCACTCTGTAGGTTGTTTAGTTGGCTGACATTAGTTTCTACAGCTTGACCATTATTGGCCAGAGCTCGATTGACATTTTCAAGCTTATTCTCATAACCCTTGAGGACATTTTGAGTAGTTTCCAGTTCACGTTGGAAAGCACGGTACTGATCAGCTCCAATATCTCCATTCTGGAATTGCTTCTCAACCTGTGCTTGAGCTTGTCTCAGAGTTTCAAGCTTCTCCTTAGTATTTGATACCTGCTGTTGTAAGACTTCCTGTTTCTGGGTCAGCAAGGTTACATTGCCAGTATCAAACTTCAAGGCCTTATCAATCTGTCTCAGTTCCTTGGTTGCTTCAGTAGCATTTTTGTTGACATCTTTCAGAGCCTTCTGCAAGGGTTGCGTGTCGCCATCGATTTCAATCTTAATCCCTTTGATGTTACTTGCCATTTGTTTCCTCCTTTCTTTTGAAGATTGCCGACCCACCCACCTCAAACGCAAAATAGCAGAGCTTAGAAGCTCATCTATGACCGAAAGTCCACTTATTACAGGGAACTTGACCTTAGAATCACTCTCTCAGCACTGCTAATTTCTTAAAAGTTGTCAAAATCTTCTTGAGTAGCTTTTCTTTCGCCACCCTTATCTTTACTGCGTAAATTCACATAATCCGTCTGATAATCCAGAGCCATTCCGATTGAAATATGCTTCAAATCATCAATGGATAAACCTGTCTCCTTACAACAAGAGAGATAGGATTCTACTGTAAAGATTTCATCGCTTGCAGATTCTGACGAGTCTGTTTCTTTTTTGTCTGCATACTCGCATTCAACATTTCCATCAAGTCCCGTCCGATTTCTTGGACAGGGAATTCTTCCATTTCCATGAAGAATTGAGCATAGGGCTTGATACGAGGGTTGGCAGACTTGGCAAAGGTCCAGAAAAGACGGTTGAAGAAAGTCATATCAAAGTCAGCAAGGGCCGACATATCAATGTCGCTTGCTTGTAATTCCTGACCAGGTTCCAACTTATCAAGTTTAGACAAGAGTGCTTGACTGTTCAGCATTGAGAATAGGTCTTGGAAATAGTCCTTACCAAACTCTTCCTTGTAAGCAATCGGTGTGTAGCCATTTGTGGCCAATTCATACTCCTGATCACCAATCGGAATGATTTTACGCATGCAAAACCTCCTTATCCACCAACAGCGGCTGGCTCATAGACTTTCTTGAACCAATTGTCATAGACTTCTTTCTTGTCTGCCGAAGTGACCGAGCGTTTCACTACAGTATCAAGCGGACGTGGGCTAGCATTGAAAGTCAATTCTCGCTCATTGACACTTGTACCGCTCTTTGTCTTAGAGCCAGTTGCTGGACGGCTAGCAGAACAGTAGTAGAACACATGTCGGGTCTTGTTCTTGTCCCCTGAAAATTCAAACATCAAGGCAAACGGTGTTGGCTCGGCATCGCCTTTTTCTGTCAATACACCTGTCTCGGTATCTTTAATTTCACCGAGAATTTTTGTGGCAAATTGATCAATGATGTGAGGTACTTTCCATTTACCCTCATACCCTTCATTGGCATTCATGAAGTGATAATCAATATCATCTGCTTGAATAGCACCTGATTCCCCTTTCGGTTCAAGAGTGATTTCCATTGCCCCAGGGAAACGGAAAATCTCTCCGTAAGTTAGCACCCCTGTCTCAGCACTGATGCTAGTAATTGGTGCAACGTGTACATTTTTCAGACCATAGGTCACTTTATTTTCCATGTCATTCCTCCTCTAGTAGAGATAGACTGTGTAAGGCTTGACATAAAGCCTTTCAGTCTCAATAAAAGTTTCTTCTTGAGCTTCAAAAAAGAGCTCATGGTTAGACCATAGCTCTTCCAAACGCTCCTCCAAATCCTCATCCTTTCTCTCAAATGCCAACTCAACAACCACTGACTTAATCTCATGGTTCCTTGTATTGTCAGCAGAATTGACAATAGGATTAGATTCGAAATACACAAGGTAAGGCATATCAGGGACGTTCCCTTCTTGATATGCTCGATAGGTTACAGGCAAACCAGTCTGTTCCAAAATATCTGCAAATTCTGATAGCTTCATCGACCAAGCTCCTTAATCCGTTTCTCAAAGTTTTCTTTGACCTTTTCCTCGACAGGTTTGATATGTTTGAATGCCCTACTGCGACCACCATTTCTCAATATGTGCCCATTTTCTAGCAAATGAGTCAGTCGATAGGTTGGTGCAGCATTGTAAATCACATAAGACCCTTTAGCGTTCTTCTTGAATCGCCAGTTTCTAGCATATTTACCATGCCTTTTGGGGCTGGTAGCCTTTAGTTCATTTACAGCTTCATTCACAACATCTTCTGCAATTAGGTCAATCTTATCCTCAATTTCTTCGGAATATTCTGCCATTGCCTTAGCAATCTCATTGGCTAAATCACCAGTTAAGCTCATGATAATTTCTCCGTCATGGTCAATTCAAGAGTTTCAAGGTCAACAGGATAGGTCTTAAGGATTCGGTATCTTTCCCCTTCGAATTCAGCCAATTCTTGATTGTCGTATTCAAAACTATGAATATCAACTACTAGACTTGGACGAATACCTGCCTGATTGGCTTGGTAAAACTCTGACCTGGTAATTGACTTCTTGCGACAAAGCAAAACACTCTTTACTTCCTCAGTGATGTTCTGCTTCAGCTTATCTGTCCCAATGATTCTCTTTGCTATCAGAGTGATTTCATGATTCCACATCGCTTGTCACTCCTTTTGATGAAACTTGCAGATTGTGTAATCGCCATTGAAGGTGACGTGGCATATCCACCCCACCCTCATAACGATAAGCAGCAAAATCAACAACAAACATCTCATGATCAGCTCTTTTAGAATCCAATTCAACGCCGAAAGTCTGCGACAATTCAGAAATGACGGCATCAAGGATTTTCTTCAACGGCTTATCCCTGAGAGTGGTTGAAATGCCTAGCTTCAGTTTAAGCAGTTCTAATAGCTGATCAGTGTCCATGACTATTCCTCTGCTTTCTTAGTGGTACGTTTCCGCTTTGGTTTTTCTACTGGTTCATCAGCGGGCTTGTCACCTTCTGGAAGCTCTGGCTCTTCTTCAGTAGATTTGTCATCTTCTGGAAGTTCTGGCTCTTCTTCAGTAGACTTATCGCCTTCTGGAAGCTCTGGCTCCTCATCAACTGTAGTCAAAAAGATTGACCCAGCTGAATTTGAGCCAGACAGCAAACCTTGGATGAAATCATCCGAAGGTTTGTGACCATCACGAGGATAAGTTTCATCCAAAGCGTAATCGTGTTTGTTTGGGTCTGTCAAGTCCTTGAAAGGACGGATAACTTTGTAAACCATAGACTACCTCCTTACAAAACAGCGTCGGTGTAAGTACCAAAGAAACCTGCATCACCGTCTGTTTTCTTAACATCCAAACGGATGAACAGGCCAAGCAATTGACCATAAATGTCGTTGTTCACCCACTTCACTGATACCTGTAGGCGGTCAAATAGTGTCAAGAATTGCTCAACATCTCCAATGAAGAACTTCATATCACCTTCGTCGCCAAAGACAGTGTCATCAACAGTGTAGATAGTCTTGCCACCAAATGAATACCCAGTTGGAGAGGTCACGTCAGGTTGGAGCATGTAGTCACCATTCTTGTTCTTCACTTTATCTAGAGCATTGAACATTGACTTGGTGACAACCAGGCAAGTGTTATAGACAGCTTTCAGCTTAACGTTGTAAATGTTTTTCAAACCATCAAAACCAGAAGCATTTGCCTCGGTTGCTGTTTTCAAAACAGCAGTGATAAGAGAAAGTTCAGTATTCTCTCCTTGGTTGAAAACTTCGTCTTCAACAATTGACATAATATCGTAGTCTGCATCGTCAATCATTTCCTGAGAAACAGGGATGTAGCCACGATAAGTTTCGATTGAATAATCAATCTCGTTGATAGACGGTTTTCCAAGTTCTGGATTGTCTTTCAACTCCTTAACTGACACCATTTTGTTATCTGTTTTCTTGATCACTGGATATTTACCAGAACCACTTGAAACCTTCACACGCTTAACCAAATCTAACAATGGATTGCGAGTTTTATCAACAAAGTTTGGTTGAAGTGTTTCAACTGGGATAAGGGCTGCACTGCCTGAGTCTGTAGTTTTGAGTCCGTCAATTTCACGAGTTTGTCCGTATGAACGGATAAACTTAGCTACTGCTTCACGTTGGTCCATTTTCTTCTTACCTCCACGGTCTTCGCTGCCACCATAAGTAGGAGCATTGCGGTTTTGTTCATCGATTTGCTTTTGAAGGTCTTCGATTTCCTTCTCCAATTCAGCTTTTTCTGCTTCTTTGGATTCCAGTTCTGCTTGAAGTTCCTCAAGAGTTTTCTCAACAGCTGACACTTCTTCCTCAGTCTCAGCACGTTCCAACTTATCTGCTTCAAGAACAGTACGTTTCTGCAAGTCCTTGATAGACTCTTCAAGTTCAACTACTTTCGTAGCTTTAGCTCGCATACGAGCACCAAAAATTAGAGCTTTATTCATAGCTTAAATTTCTCCTTTATTTCTTTTTTACGCTTATCAAGCATTTCACGATTTGCACGTAGTTGACATTCAAAGTCCTTCTGACGTGCAGCAATTTCCGTCTGTGGATATGCTGGGAAAGTACAAGGACTAACTTCGAAGATTTCAAGATCCAAGATAGTGTCCAGGTAAGAACCGTCATCACGCACTTCTGTGTCGATTTTGATTGGGAAGAAGCCAAAACTACAACCAATCACATCCCCACGTTGAACACGAGCATAAGCACCGACCGCTTGTGGGTCATCCTTGTTGATGATAATATCGCCAAACAGTCCAACATCATCAACATCGAGCCGCACTGTGTCATTTCCAGTCCGACCAAGTACCAAACTATGGTCATGGTTAAATAAGGCACGGATGTCAGCATCTTTAATAGCCTTCTCAACACCCTCACGCTTAATCACTTCAAAATAACCAGGCCAAAGTTCAGTCTCTTCATCAAACTTGATAAAGTAGCCACTCAAAATCAAATCGCCAGACTCTTGTTCCTCACGAGTTTGAAATTGTGTGGCCATGTAAGCCTTACGTTTCTGCATCGGTATTTCCTCCTTCCTTGTTTAATTTGCTCTGATTGCCTAACTCACCCTGTGGCAGATAGTTTTCAAGAACAATGATGTCATCCATTTCAGGATCAGGAGTCATGCCAACCCAATCTCTCCACTCATTCCGACGCATAGCAGCACTGTTTGTCATCTGTTGAGCAACAGTTGACAACTCTGTAATGTCGTAAGAATAAAGCGACCGTGGATTGAACTTGAAATAACGATTGCTAGATACCAGCAAATCCCTTGTCAATGTCTGAGTAATCGTTGTAGCAATGCTCATGATCGTTGTATTGACAAAGTTGTTGTATTCTTCCTTGTTAAAGTCTCCAACGCCAAGGATAAAAGCTGGTACTCCCAAAAGCCCAGCCACTGTCTTCTTGTCAATCTCGACCGATTCATTCAAAGCAATGTCATTCAGATTCAACGGTTTGACTTGCTCAACTTCCATAAGGGCATCAGGTATAATCCACGGCTCTCCCGACTGACTTGTGGATAGATATTTCTTAGCAATCCTGTCACGGCCTTCTTGACTGCCCAACTCATCACTGGATGAATCGACCTTGACAATCAAGCTCGGAACATTCTTGCCACTCATGAAGCCTTTTTTAGTCTGAGTAGCTAAGTTTAGGTTGCGGACAATGTCCTTCAAAGCTAACCGATACCCTGTTCCGACATAAGGACTATCTGGATCAGGATTGATTGCAAAGTGTACAACATCATCTGGCTCGTATTCCCTACCCTTGTAGCAAATCACATAGTCTAAATCATTGGACTTAAAAGAGACCTCATCCATCGGGAAGGGTCTCAAGTTTAGTATGTAGTCTGTCAAAGGGTCATACTCGACATGAAGGACAGAATTACCGTCGCCATACAGCAACAAGTCACGCACAATCTTGAAAATCCAAGTCTTCCTGGTCATGTGTGCACAAGGATTGATGTCAATCTTCCGAGCCAACCCATCTTTGATACGAATATCACCCTTGTCTGTGTTTTCCATCAGATGTATGGTCATATTCGACACCATATCAGCAATCTTATTTACAGCTAATATCACATCAGGATTCCTAGCCAAAGGCACATAACCATCACCCTCAAAGATGATTCCAAAATCCGAATGACTAAGCATGCTCACAGTTGACTGCTGCTTACTCCTCTTACGGAACCTATCAAAGAAACCCATTCTTTCTCACCTCCTTTCTACCGTGCAGCTCCTTGAAAGAGTGAATTAAAGTGCATATTTCTTACAATGTCCTGACTGACATCTACTATCTCTTTATCCCACTTGGTAACCTCAGCTCTGAGGTCTTTTCTGTATGACTCACGAACCAAAATCTCCTCTCCTTCAAGCGTTGCTCTTACTTTTCCTTTGTTGATTAACACTTTGATGTCGTGTTCAGATAAAACAATTTCTCTCATAGTCCACCTAATCAAAGAATTGCATCACATTCTGGTTCTTACCAAGATGAGCAAGAGCCTGGATACATGCAAAGACACTGGCATCGAACAAGTCAATCCTTGCCGTACCACCGTCACCGTCTAACTTTTCATATTGCACCGCATCGTCCACCTTTTCGATTGCTCTGACATTGCTGACACAGTATTCATAGGCCTCAGAATGCAGATAATAAAACTCCCTATTCTTGACCTTGAACTCAATCCGCCTGAAACCTTCTGATTTCAGATAAAAAAGCTGTGGTTGGTCAATCATCTTGAACTTAGCCTTTTTCATCTTGCTCAAAAACTCACGACCAAACTTTCTATCCATACCGACAGCAGCAATCTTGAAGCCTTTCTGCCTCATCTCAATGAACCACTTCACAATATCATCATAGAGTACCGTTGGAGTGTTGCTCATGGTCAGCCAACCGTCCGATTGCCAACCAAAAAGCGGTATACCGTCATCATTGGCTTTCTTCTGAGCGTTGACACGAGGGAAGAAAGCGTGAGTGATACAGATGTCAATGTCTTTCTCACCGTCATTGTAGATGCCGTAGAGTGCAGCAGCGGTCAAGTCATGCAAGCGTGACAAGTCCGCCCCACCGTACCACTTAATCGGCAAGCGTGCCAGCTCTTCCAAGCTCCAATCATAACAATCATCACTAGCGATAAACTCATCTGGATTGAAATAAGCGTTCATTGAGTTAGTAAAGACATTCAAAGTCTTGTTGAAAAACTCATTCCTTGTCTGCGGATCATTCATAGCTTGTTCAGCCTCAGCTCTCAAAGCAGGCATGGACACCGTGACACCCCAAGACGGATTGGCCATCTTCAAAACATTGTCGTCCAGATAGTCTCCGACATCGCCATCAGTCGTCTGATTGGCTTTGCAGATGAAAATGAACAACGACTCATCAGTGATTAACTGCTTGAGGACCTTCTGACAGTATTTCAGTCTGTTAGCAAGGAATCCTGTTGGAATATCCCCAGCTGTAGAGATAACAAAAAGCATACTGTTACGGTATGCCGACATTGTTTTCTTCATGAGACCATACTTTTTGGAGTTTCGCATGGTGTGAGCTTCGTCAATAACAGTAACATTCCCATTCAGAGAGTCTAAACGGCTCTCATCATTGGCCAATGCCTGTATATAAAACGAACCATCATCTCCAAAATTTGCTGTAATAGAGTGTTCCTGGTTGTTGTCCTTGATACGGATAGACTTATCATTCCAACGTTCCACATTGAACTTGATGAAGTTGAAAGCTTCCAAAGCCTGCTTGACTGAGTTTGCCACGATGTAACATTTTGAACCACTATCAGCATCCAAAATCTGGTAAAGCAGAGCAATAGCAGCGGTAAAACTGGTCTTACCGTTTTTCCGTGCCAGCATTATCAAGGCTTCCTTGAACCTACGCTCATTTGTCCCAGCATGGTAAAAACCAAAGAGATTGACAACCGTGAAATGTTGCCACGGTTGCAAAATCAAAGGCTTGTTACGGATAGACATGGCAAACATGTCATCTCCTTGCTGATGAACAATTGAGTTCTCGATGAAGTGAACAGCAAAATCCACTATATCCTCATCAAGCTCATAGGCTGGATTGTCCAAATCCCTCAAGAAGCGTTCGGCAGCCAAAATCCGCTCTTCGTTATGTTCCTCTTGATAGCTCAGGACATAATCAACATAGGCTTTAGCTTTTCCAAGATTGGTTGTAGCATGGCGAAAATCGGCAAAACGTTTTTCAAAGTCTTTATCCATCTTTCACCCGCTTCTTTTTCAGTTCATCCTTGAACTTCATAACTTCTTTGAGTGGTGAACCTTGGTCCTGCTCGACAACCTCACCCAGTGATTTTGGGTTAAGCATAAGCTGGTTTGAATAGCTCAAGATGTCTTTTCTGAGTATTTCCATTGCTGTCAAGATTGGAACCTTACGCTCATTCTCAGCACCAGCCTTGTTGACATAGACATCTGTGACAGGATAGCCCATGTCAGCATAGTCTTGAGCTAGTTTCTGGTACTGAAACAACATCCCAGCAAAGATATCAATGATCATTTCAAATTCTTTTCGATAGGTGCCCAAGTCTTTCATCTGCTTGACCACTTTTGACTTTATTGACTTCACTGTAATTGGTTTAGCCAAAAACTAACCCCCTTTCTACAAATTCGCTGAGTTTTTACCCCCTTTTTGTCTGACGGCTCCCGACTTGGAAAAAGTTCCCTTCACCGGTTCCCAGGACGCTCAAGAATATTTCAAAAAGTGGGGGGGTATCCATAAAATTTCTGAAAATCCTTCTTTCTCTTTTTTTGCCAATAAACTCCCTGACCAACAACCCTATCATTGACTCTATCATGAAATGTATTATGTTTGCGATTGGTTAACGCTAAACAATTCCATTCTACGAATTCAAGCTCAGGATATTCAGATACAGGAAAGATATGATGAATCATTTCAGCTGGTACCGACAAACCGTACCTCAAACTTTCTTGACATAGGTAGTCAGACTTCCTCATCATTCTGTCTCGGAACTTTTCCCACTTCTTAGTCTTCAAGGATTGCCTGACTGGCTTGTAATAATGTGCCATACATTCCTCCTGTCAATACAAAAAGGACAAGTCAACGACCTGTCCCTCTCATACAAGAAATCTATGGTACCATAATAAACTCTTTTTCGTGAGAAAACAAGAGTTTATTTTCTCACTTTGGCTCTTTGAAATTATTTCCTTAACCTCGTAAAAAAATAGACCAATTCCATCACTCAGTTTCACATATCTTATATTTTGTTAAACTCAGATGATTTCTAAAACCATTGATAAACACGGCTTTTCAGACTTTTGATTTTACCAGTTTATTATTAACTCAATATGTGAAAGTGATAACTAAAAATTAAATAACAAAGTTCCGTAGTGCATCATCTAACTCAGCTTGTTCAATCCCAATATATCTGAGAGTGATTGCTGGTGATGAATGGTTGAACATCTTTTGCAATGTTCCTACGTCCTTTGTCTTGTTGTAATATTTGTAGCCAAAGGTTTTTCTCATGGTGTGAGTGCCTACGTTATCTATGCCAAGTTCCTCAGCTGCTTCATGAATGATCTGATAAGCTCTCTCACGAGTGATAGGCTTGTTCTTCCCTTGACGGCTTTTGAATAGAAAGTGGTGAAATGGTTTATCTTCGACATACCGCCTCATTTCTTTTTTTAGTTCCTTTGTCATCCGTCTAGTAATCTGCTTACCAGTCTTTCTTTCCCTTAGTTTAATGTGCCACCCCTGGACATCTTTGACCTTGAGTGTGAGAATATCCCCAACCCTCAATCCAGTGTTTAGTCCTGTAATGAATAGCATGTAATACATTTCATTCCATTCCCTAAGATAGTCTTTCATGGCCTGGATATCGTCATTGTCTTTTATTGGTGAGACCTCTTCCATATTTTCCTCCTTTCTACAAAGCAAAAAAGCCAGTGCGAGACTGACTTTATATGACTTCTGTTGAAACAACTCTTTTGTAAAATATTAAGGATAATTCCCACAAACTGATTGTGTTTTGTTTTCAGAAGCTCATGCTATCATAATAAATAGATTTTTATGAGAATACAAGGCTTTGTATTCTCATTTTACAAAATCCCTTTGGTCCTAGCATATGTTTCGAGAATGGTTTTGCGTTTTCGATATATTTTGGCATTACTGAAGTATAGCTTGTCAGCGATGTCTTCCCAGTCTAACTCAGCCTGCCCCCATCGCATATCAAAGATATCACGCTGTTCATCGGTCAATATTTCAAGAAAAGATTCAACAGTTTCTTTGAAAAGCTCAAGGTTTCTTAATGGGACATCTGTGCTTAGTTTGATGACGGTGCTTTCTGTCGGTTTGCTGATACCGCCTGCCCGACTTCCGACAATGTCCTCTCCATTGCTGGACATCAGCTCTGCCCTTCTTGCCCAGATAGCCCTTTCGATATTTCTGAACTTGAACAGTTCTTGGTCTAGGTTGTACAGCTCTCTGTTGTTCAATGCCTTCAAGTTCCACCTCCATTTTTTTAATTACTTCAACCAAGCCATTAAAGACATAACCTATGGCTTTAGCAATTTCCGAAAATGCCTGTTTAATTACTGCCATGACATCCTCAAGTTGTTCTGGACTTAGTTTGGCCAGTTCCTGTTCCAACTGTTCTAGTTCTCGTTGTCGTGCCTTCTTAGCTTTTTTCTTCTTGATTCTTTTGTTCATGCGTAACCTCAAAATGTTCTTTTCATAACATTTTCTTTAAAGTCATCAATTTCTTGTGTGACCTTTTTTAAAAGATTTTGTTCAACCATTAAATCATGTTCGCTAGCGCCTTCCCTTTTGATGTAGTGCTGTAAAGCGTGTTTAACAATCTGCATTTGCTTGTACTTCAAATACATGTCTTCACCCTCCATTTTCTCTTATTGGCTCTTTTCTTAGCTGTTTCTCTGGTAATTTCGTCCCAGACATAATCTGCGTTTTCAAGCATGAGGTCTACGCATTTGTCTTTCAAGGTTTCAATTTCAATTTCTTGACGTTCTATATCCTTGTATGCTCGATTGTAAAGTTCGTCTTCCAGAAATCGAATACGCTCAGCCATTGCCTCTTGGATGACAATGTAGGTTGGTTTCCTAAACTCCGTCATCCAACACCTCCATATTAAACCCACTATCAATAAATCTATAAGTCAATTCTGGATTGACTCCATTGCCTAGCTTTTGATAAATCAAAGCAATATCTTCATCTGAAAAAAGTGTTCCTAGGTAACGATTAAGAAAATTTTTGGTAAATTCTCTAAAAAGACAATTCCGTTTCTCACTTTTAAATGGTTGCCCTTTTGCAATTGTCCTACTGCACCACATCAATAATTTAGCTATAATGTCTCTTCGTGACTGTACTCCTTCCAAGCTAAAATACGTGTTTGTTTTTGGAATCAGTATCACTTCCAGGTTCGCATTTATATATGACATTGGAAACGAGCCGAGCAGTTCTTTTAGTTCATTCATTAACTCAGTATTCATTTCTTCTCCTAACATCTTCAAGGTAATTTTTAAAAGTATCGTTAGATTCATGTTTTTTAATTTCTGAATCTAATGCACGTTTTAATGTTCTGGATAGAGTGTAACAACCTGAATATTCGCTGAGTGCAACTAAATGTTGGTATTCATCTTTCGTAAGTGTAATCTGTACCCTCTTCTTCATTTAATGCCTCCTAAAACGGCAAGTCGTCATCTGTAATATCCATAGGCTGACCGCTGAAATTCGGTGGCATTTGCTCATCCATACTGGAATAGTTAGCACTATTGTCACGTTTCTCAAGTACTTGGAAACTCTCAGCGACAACTTCAGTCACATAGACACGTTGCCCTTGCTGATTTTCATAGCTTCTGGTCTGAATTCGACCTGTAATACCAATCAGATGACCTTTCTTGGTCCAGTTGGCTAAGTTTTCAGCTTGCTTGTTCCAAATGACGCAGTTGATAAAATCTGCCTCACGGTCGCCAGCTGCATTCTTAAAATTACGATTGACGGCCAGCGTGAATGCTCCTACTGCCACATTGTTAGGTGTATAGCGTAGCTCCACATCCCTGGTCAATCGACCAATTAAAGTAACATTATTGATCATCAGATACCGCCTCAACCTTCCTAAAAATATATTTATCAGCAAATTCTTTCTTGTAGCGACATTTTGTCACTCGCATTGCATCGTCTTTGTTGGTCGTTGGCACATTCGGATTGGCACTGTGCAGATATACTGGCACAGCTTGACCATCTTCAAGTGCCATAAATTCTTTAAATTCAAGGATTCCTACTGTTCTGTGCATTTCTTTTCCTCTTCCTCAATCAACCAATCAAGGTTCTTTCTTGCTTTTTTCAGGTCTTCCAGACCATTTTTCTTTTGATAGCGTAGCTGATACTTCAAGGCATTTCCGAGATGAAAACCTTTCAGCTGTTCTGGTGTCATGAAGTTTCTAAGCACATCAATTGATTCCATGCCATAGTTGCCTTGATAATGGCTTGGATTGTTCACGTTGTCATGCACAACCCTAACCCCTGTAAACTGACCTTCATCAGTTGGCATATTTAATCGCTTAGTCGTGAAATCACAATGTGTCATCAACTCCCACGTCCTTTCAAAAATTCTGGTATTGGATCGCCTATGTTGATTTGGTCATATTGCTCTTTAGTGACCATAAATTTCCCATAGGCTTCAACCGTCACAATGTATCTGCTTTGGATAATCTCCTTGTCCGTCACAGTACCAACCATTTCAGCTCCCGCATTGTCTACTTGGTAGACAATGATTTTTGGTTGCTCAATCTTGGCATCTAGCTTGTCAATCTTGTAGATGATCAGCAAAGGTATCACGAGGATTGACAGTAAAATGCAAAAGTTACCGATACCTGTCAAAGTCTTTCTCACAAGTCAGCCTCCTTCACGAATACTCCGTCAATCATCTTTCCCTTACGGTCCTTAATTTCGTCATAAGCTATCTTTAGACAAGTGTCTGCCGTGGTGCAATTATGGATAGCGACAGAATGGATGTTGCTATGAAGCATAATCAAATCTGGCTTGATAAGAGGTGTCTTTGTCTCATCATAAAAGATATGCTTATGCAATTTATCAGCTAAATGACCGAGACTGACAACCATCAGCAGTAGTTCCATTTCCTCTGGTGTCGCTCGAATATCAGCACCATTTTTTATCTGCAATTCAAGACCTGTCAAGACAACCTGCATGTCACCCAGGGCATCCTTAATCAAGTCAGACTTGCCCTTGGCAACTCCCTCAAATAATTCACCAGTCTCTTCCATGAGCTTTTCAAATTGTTTGACTGGATTAGCTTCGTGTAGGTTACGGTCGATAAACCACTGTTCAACCTTTTCATCAAGTATTTTAGTCATTTTGTTCTTTCTCCTTCTCTTTTGAAATTGTAATCAAGTAATAACAATCAACTGCCCCATAATCAATCCTGATAGCATTTCCGCTCATACTTTTGCGAAAACGTGGATTGTTGATAGCTGATGATGTTTTTTGGTGTGCTTTGAGTGCATCGATAGCATCTTGGGCCTGAATAAAGTTTCCAAGATAATATCTGCGATGTCCGTTAAAGATAAAATATAGCTCAATCATTTAATTTAATAAAATCCTTATATACCTTGCTAAATATCTCAATCACAAGTTTCTGAGGTATATTTGACCTCTCATTGTATGACTTTGAAAAATGTCCCCACTCGATTTCCTGTTTAATGATTTCGTTTTTCAAATCTAAGTTGATATTGCTAGCAAACTTTGTAGGTTTTTGAAGTGGATAATCATAGTTGTTGTACCTTGTAATGTTTAGGTAAGGTAACTTAAATCCCATAATATCCTCAATGTACTTCCATAGCCGACCACTTGCAGGGTTTTCAATGATGAAATATCTAGGATTGTACCGCTTGATAATCTCAACAGTGTTGAAGGCACATAGTTCTCCATTGACACGCTTCATGAACTGCCTATCGTACTGATAATTGATATAAGCCTGTTCATAGTCGGACTTATTCCTGATTGTAAACATACTAGCCTCACGCTGTGGTACGAATAAACTATCTGAAAGGTCTTCTTGTTTCCAACAGGCATTTCCTTCATTCATGGCACTTGCGTTGGACCATGACTCGCATGGTGGACTTGCGATTATCAGGTCAGGTTTTGGTAATTTATCCAAAGTGTCAAATAGAGTGTTGTCCCCAAAAAGCCTACCATAGTCAGCTAAATTCAAGTTGATAAAGTGATTGTTCTTGTTTTCTATGTCTATCCCAATCGGATAGATATCAATGTTCGCCCCCCCTGAACGTTTAAGTGTAGCAGCTCCTTTTGTGTAGGAACCATTGCCACTATCAAAGAGAGCCCAAACCGTCATAGCTTCAATATCAATACCTCCTATCTTCCGTCTCTTTCGGATATACAAAGCTGTTTCCAACCACACCTTCTAAAATCCGACTGGATAAGGCACCGTTGCCATAATCATCTGCATACAGGGTTTTGATTTCCTTACTGGTCAGATTCGTGTTGATGATCGTGTTGCTCCGGTTATCCAAAATCTCGTATAGTATCTGATGTGTCCACTCGTTGTTTCGAGTGTCAGCCTTCCGACTCTCTTTCCCAAGGTCATCCAGAAAGAGAAAGTCAACCTTGCTGAGTAGCTCAATCATCTCAGCTTGAGAGTAACCGTTGTCTGTGTGGAAACTCTCTTTTATTTTGGTAAACAAAGTGACCAGCGATACAAAGAGCACCGACCTCGGATGTCCGTAAGCCTTGAATTGCTCATTCATGTACTTGGCCAAGCCGTATGTCAGATGGCTCTTGCCAACTCCTGACGGTCCCGTCACAATGGCATTGCCAAAGCCCTCATGCCGATAAAATTGCTCAATCCTCTTGGCAAAATTGATAGCCTTCTGGTCAATATCAGCCTTAATCTCATAGTTATCAAGGCTCTTTCTTTTCAGCTTGTCAGGTACCAGACTGTCTCTCTCAAAGACTGCGTAGGTATCAGCAAGCTTGTTGTTGACCTTGCTCTGACTATTCAGCTTGCTTTCAAAGGTCTGGATTGCTGCCTTGGTGCATTCTGGACATTGTTTGAGTTCTTCCAACTGTCCCTTAATTGGTACCTTGGTCAACCAAAGCTGACAACCGTGTACCTCACAGGTTTCGTCCAAGACTTGCCTGGTCTGAAAATTTTTGAATGGATTCATCTAAAAGCCCAACCTTTCGTCAACTTCTGTAGCATTGTTCTTTCTGCTTCTGGGTGGTTGCTGATTGATGTAGTTTTCAAACTTCGTCCCAAACAAAGTAGCAGGTCTCAAGAACTTGGCAAATTCCGTTCCTTTCCATTCGCTAGTTTTAGTGTCAATAACTTGTTTGAAATCTTCGAGTGTGTAACCTTCCTTCAATCTAGCGTTGATATGTTTCTTTGTAGCTGGTGAGCCTGCAGTAAATCTAGTCCCAGCAACTTGATTAAGATAGAGTATCACTTCTGAAACAATATCTATATTATTACTCTTATCAGTCTTGTTATTCTCAGTCTTGTTTGTCTGTAATTTTTCCAGTTCCGATACTGTATTTTTTACAGCTCCATACTGTAAATTTTCCAGTTCCGAAACTGTACTATTTACAGCCCCATCAACTGCACTAATGTAAATTCTGTTAGGTAAATTATTGCCTTGTCTAACCTCTTCTAACAGACCTACATCTTTTAGTTCTTTTTTGAACTTTATGATGGTCTTCTCACTACTGTTCAAGTCAACCATCAACTGCTCATTGGTGTAGTATTGAAAGACATTGCCTTCTTTGTCATGCCAGCCATTTTTGATAGATAGCTCTAACCGACCAAACAGCAACATATACATTAGCTTTGCGTTGTTGCTAAGGTTTTTATATTTATCATCATAGATAAAGGGTTTTGGGAACTTGAAAAAGGCTAGAAATCCAGTAACTTCATTCTTCTTAATCATCCTCATTCCTCCGCATTTGTAAATTTGGTGTATTCCTTGTGGAAGTACATCTTGACTGTCCCAAGGTCACCATGCCTGTTCTTCTTGATGATCAGCTCAGTCAAGTTCTTTTCTGGCTGATCGTCTTTCTTGTCCTGATAATAATCGTCCCGATAGAGAAAGGCCACAATATCAGCATCTTGCTCAATACTACCTGACTCTCTCAAATCGCTCATGATTGGTCGTTTGTCCTGCCGTTGCTCGACACTTCGAGATAGCTGTGATAGTGCAATGACAGGCACTTTCAATTCCTTGGCAATAATCTTCAACTGACGGGAAATCTCAGACACTTCCTGTTGTCTGTTATCCGAACGTGACCCTTGTATCAATTGCAGATAGTCAATGACAATCAGGCCTAACCCTCCTGTTGCTTGAGCCAGCTTTCTAGCTCTGGACCTAATTTCAGCTATTCTGATGCCAGCTGTGTCATCAATATAAATTGGTGCTTCTGCTAGTTGACCTTGAGCATAAATCAACCGTTGCCATTCAATCGGTGTCAGCTTCCCTGTCCTGATGTGATAGCTTTTGATAGTCCCTTCGGCTGCAAGCATACGCTCCACCAAACTCTCTGCACCCATTTCCAAAGAGAAGATAGCCACAGGCTTATTGGATTTGCAGGCAACATTTTGGGCGATGTTGAGGACAAATGCCGTCTTACCCATTGCAGGTCTAGCCGCTAAGATTATCAACTGGTCCTCATGCAGTCCAGTTGTCAACTTGTCAAAATCGGTAAATCCAGTAGCAATGCCCGTCACATCGCTTGACACATTTGAGCGTTGCTCAATCTTGCTATGACTGTCTAAAATCACATCATAGATTGGTTTGAAACCTGTATTGTGATTGGAATTGCTGGCATTAACCAAAGCTTGTTCAGCCCTGGCAATCAGGTCATTGGCAGACATCTCACCAGTATAAGCACCTGTAACCGTATCTGAGAGATTGGCAATGACTTTCCTTAGCAGGGCCTTCTCAGCGACTGTCTTAGCGTAAAATTCAGCGTTGGAACTTGTCGGTACAGCGTTGATAATCTCAGCAATGTAGGCCAATCCTCCAACACCGCTCAAGTCTCCCTGGTCTTCCAGAGCGGTCTTCATTGTGACCGCATCAATCGCCTGTCCTTTATCAGATAAGCTCTGCATGGTCCGAAAGATTATCTGATGCCCTGGTCTGTAAAAATCTTCTGGTTTTAGATGCTCAGCTACTAAGACAATTTTGTCTGGGTCAATGAAGATAGAACCAAGGACTGCCTGCTCAGCCAAGACATCATGTGGTGGAGTTGCTATGTTGTCCATTCCTCTCCTCCCACATCTCGGCATTTATGCCTTTATTAAACAAGTCCTGTTGATAAACTCTGGCTTCTTGCCAGGTATCAAAAGATCTCTTGTAGTGGTACTTCCGACCACGGCCTTTTTTATTTATTTTTGCAACAACCCAGACCATAGCTAGACCTCACGATCTGCTAATAGCTCGGCTTGGCATCTGTTAACCTTCTCTAAATGCTCAATCCGTCTATTTAACTCTTGGATTAGCCTAGCTTTACCAACACATTCCTGTTCTTTCAGGTCTGCCAACTTCTTAAATTCCTTGACCCTATACCTTTCGTATGCCAACTCACGTTCCAGCTCATGTTGGCTTTCAGGAATGTAGTCATCTTCCTCAACGCTCAAAAACTTTTTCATCATGTCCCAAAATTTCATTCTATCCTCCGTAATATCTGTGGATTTGAAGATATCTCAAATTCCGCTCTGGTTGTTTTTCTTCCACGACAGGCTCTTTGACCTCTATTTCTATCTCGACTGGCTTACGGATCAGCCAAACTAAAATTACAGTCAAGACTGCAATCAAAATCAAGCCCTGCTCAGCTGTCAGCATCAATTCTTCTGTCATATCGCTGTCCTCTGCCAATTATTGTGGTACCATTCAATCACTGCATCACGAGGGTACTTCTCGCGAGCATTTGGAATGCGCGGGAAATCTTTGTGACAATTAAAACGCTCATCAAATGTACCTGTGTCTTTAGTTCCTAAGAGCATCTCAGAACATTGTGACTTATTGAGTTCCATTGGATATCGTCGTTTTTCGTCCATGACAACGTGCATGACCTTTAACGCTCTATCCATTAGCCCAGCTTCAAACTGGTCCAACATTTGAATCATTAGATCATTCATGGTATAATCCTCTTGTATCTTTAGATTTGAGCCTGATTGCCGTCAGGCTTTTTTGCGTTGCTCCAATACTCGTCCAAGTTAACGGACATTACTGCTGCAAGATTTTTCTGTTCTGTTCGGATTTGTGCTCGGTACGGTGCCAGAACTGCATCACGTTCTTCCTTGTTTCGTGGCATATAGTAACCATTCGGCTTATTCTTTTTAGCCACGATAGGCTGACGAAAGGTAACTCTCAGGCTTTCGATTATTTCCTCAAGTTTTCGCTTGCTTAATCCTAAATCCTGTCTCAGTTCCCTTGCTTGAATCGGCAAGTCAAAGCTAGCTCCGTTTTTGATAGCATTGAGCACCTTGATTTCAATTTCTGTCATATCTCTGATAAAGTTCATCAGTCTTCCTCCAACCTCGTCCAGCTCTCATCTATGTGTAACACATCAGATACCTTATTTTTGAGTTTGTCGCTCCCTTTGCCATATTTCAGCAATTCTGAGATAGTTGCCTTAGCAACACCACAAGAACGAGCTAGATGTGTTTGTGTCATCTGTTCTTCATTCAGCTTGTCCTTTACAAGTTGAATCCATTTTTTATGTTGTTTGCTCATATTTTTTTCCTTTCTTTTCCAGATTTATTTACTAAGTAAACTTCCTGAAAATGATTGTGCAACCGACATTTCTTGGAAAACTCCCTTATTATCAAGTTGCATATAGTCAACTTGAATAAGCGTCTCAGGAACTTCATCTTCTTTGCTTCCCCAAACTATTTCCAAACCTTTTAAGCCGATTTTCTCAGCTTTAAAGTCAATACCGTTTAGAACGATTTGTGGAACACTTGAATCACTGTCAATCCTAATCTCTAATGATTTGATTGGTAGTGTTTTTTTATTTTCACTCATCTTGTTCTCTTCCTCCTTTTTATTAATTTTGCTAAAAAGTTAGCTAATCTCTTGACTTTTTTTAAATCTAGTTTTAGAATAAGAGCATAGAGAAAAGACCTACTAAAAGTAAGGTTTGACCTAAAGAAAGCAGACGCCAATCAGTTTTATTAGGCTTTATTTTTTAGTTGTCTTGTTCGCTAACTCTTTAGCTTACGAATACTATTTTAAACCTAGTTTTAATTTTTGTCAAGAATTTTATATCTAGTTTTAAAATATTTTTTTCGTATGCCTTAGAAAGGATACGATATGTCTGTTTTAATTGATAGGATACGTGAACTCAGTAATAAAAAGGGAATGTCTCTTAATGACTTAGAAGATACACTTGGCTACAGTCGTAATTCTCTATATAGCTTGAATGAAAATTCTAAGATGGGTAAACCAAAGGAAATTGCACAGTATTTTAATGTCTCACTAGATTACCTACTAGGTCTAACAGATAATCCACGAATTGCCAGCGATGAGACAGCTATCATTGATGGTCAAGTTGTGGATCTGAGGGAAGCAGCTGCCCATACCATGCTGTTTGATGGTAAGCCACTTGATGAAGATGATATAGATTTTATTACAGCAGTCCTGTCTGCACACTTCAAAAATAAACAAAAGGATTGATTGCCTATGAAACTAGACCAACTCTGTAAAGAGTTTGGAGTGGAATTGTGCCTGTTCGATGCCAGCGACTGGCATAGTTCGGGATTTTACAATCCAATAACCAAGGTCTTAGGGGTTGATGTGAATTTGTCCGAACAGGAGCAAAAACAAGTCGCCCTACATGAGCTACAGCATAAGAATCACTTTCCGTATCAGTATCAGCTTTTTAGAGAGAGATGTGAACTCGACGCAAATAGGAATATGATCCACCATCTTTTGAAGGAAGAATTAGAAATTGCTGAGGATCGCACTCAATTTAATTATCTGGTTTTTATGGAAAAGTACAAATTAAAGACCATAGCTGATGAGGCTATGATCAAAGAAGAGTATTTGAATTTAGTTGGATAAAATACGTGCTCCCCTGAATCACGAATAAAAGCAGGGTAGGAAGATAGTTGTTATGGCATTATTTGGTGGCAAAGACAAAGAACCTGAAGTAGAAATTTTTACAGCTGAGCCAAACGAGCGAGTTTTTGAGTTTAAGAAATCAAAGACGATAGTAAGAATAGATGACTACTTTATCAGAATTGCAAGAAAAAGCAACATGTCAAATATGCTTCTACATGGACTTGATGGCGAAAAATCAATTTTGTTATCAGAAATAACTGCATATCAATTAAAAGAGCCAGGGGCAACGGTTGGATATTTACAATTGGTATATCCTGGATCAGCAGATACAAAAGGTGGTGTCTTTGATGCTGTTAAGGATGAGAATACAGTCACTTTTGTCAAAGAAGATAAACAAGCCATCTTAGAATTGAAGATAGCAATAGAAACCGCCTTGAAAAATAAGGTTAAGAAATAAATAAAAAGCCTTACGCTCAACTTTGGCCGGTCCGAGCGTAAGGCGAATCGTATAAGAAAAATTGCCAATCGGCAAGTCTTTTCTTGTACTCATTTTATCAGAAAATGAGGTAAAAAACAAATGGCATCAGTTAGAAAAAGGGGTAAATATTATGAGTACCGCGTTGTTTACCGCGATAGTTTAGGGGAGAGGCATGAGGCGACCTGTGGCGGGTTCAAAACGAAAGCACAAGCAAGAGCAGCTGGACAAGAAAGAGAAGTCGAGCTTCGAACTTCTCCCATGTCGAATAATGATGTCACACTGCTTGACTACTACATGGCTTGGGCAGAGCTATATAAAAAACCACACGTTGTTAAAAAAACATGGAATTCCTACGAACAAACCCGAAAGCACATCAGCAAGTATTTTGGTCACATTAAACTGAAAGAGATGTCCCCTGTACGCTACCAAGAATTTTTAAACCAGTTTGGCTCCAAGTATGCACAAGATACTATTGAGCGGACACACTATCATATTAAATCAGCTGTCAAAATCGCTGTCCGTGATCAGCTCATTCCATCGAATTTCACGGAAGGGGCTGTGGTTAAATCTAAGAAAGAAAAAAAGCCAGAGGCTGAAAGTTATCTTGAAGAGGATGAATACCTCTACGTCATCTCAAAAACGCAAGAGAACCCTCAATATATTTCACACATGACGCTCTATATTTTGGCGGTTAGTGGAATGAGGTTTGCTGAAGCTATGGGGTTGACTTGGGATGATATTGACTTTGAAAGACAAGTCTTTATAGTTGTTAACACCTGGGACTATTCTGACTCACAAGATTTTAGTGCTACAAAAAATGAACAATCTGTAAGAGAGATACCCTTTAATGATAACGTCGCTAAGCATTTACTCAATTTTAAAGAGCATTACTGGAAAGAGAATGAAGAGGGTCGTATCTTATTCGGTGCGTCAAATAGAGCCACAAATACTGCTCTGAAAAGAATGGTAAATAGAGATGTCCATCCACATACTTTAAGACACACATACGCTTCTTATCTCATTTTCAAGGAAGTACCAGTTGCAAGTATCTCTAAACTGCTAGGACATAAAACTATTTTGATAACTTTGAAAGTCTATGCCCACCAGTTTGAAAAGATGAAAGAAAAACACCATGCAGAAGTACGAGGCATCTTAGCAGACATTCATTAG